GCAGGTGGATGCAGATGGGAACCAGTAACAGAACAGTTAATGTACGACCATCTCACAGGTGAGAACCAAATTGGAATATACCCAATGGTGTACGATCCTTACATGACCACATGCGGACCCGAAGGGTACCAGCATGATGAGTCAAACGAATACCCCGACATGCTAGAAGAACTCTGGATGTGCAAATGGGGAGCGATGGACATAGACGAAGGTGCAGACTCGTTGATAATAGCGAGGAACGCACAAACAATACTTAAAGTATTAGGCATAGAAAGCTACGTTGAACTGTCCAAAAGTAAGGGATGTCACGTGTGGATATTCGCAGACGAATGGACACCAGCATTTACAATGCGAAGAGCGATGATGGCAGCGTTGCAATTAACAGACGCTACCTATGATGCTGTCTTTCCTAAACAAGATTCATTACCTAGACCACCAGGGAACTATGTTCGCTTACCATATGGTGCGAGCAGACCTGAAGGTAGACAAGAGGTACTTGATGAAAGATCATTCTGGGATGTGACTTCGTTTATCAACAGGGTTCAAAAGAACCTGACACCTAAGCATCTGCTAATAGAAGCAGCTACACATTACAAAGCACCTGTCGTAACACAGCCAGACTTGCCCCCACCTAGGGATTACAGCAAAGAACCGCTGATGAAAATAGACGGAAGCAAACTAAGAGGACTACCTAAACAAATGTTTGAAGGCGGTCCTGTTCCCTATTACAAAGGGACAGGAGCAGGTCGAGGCAGGCATGGGTTCCTTAACAGATTTGCACGTGCGATGTTTGAAACTGGATATTCCTCTTCAGATGTGGTTTCATGGACTAAGGACTTGGATTCAAGATTGAGTTCATGGTACGAAGAAGGTCCGAAATTCACTGGAAGGAATGATTGTGACAGGCAAATCGAAAGGCTCGTCTCCGAAGCAGGAAGAAGAGCCAGCTGAGTTCTCTTTTCATGTAAGAGAAAGACCAGTGCCGAAAGGCAGACCAAGAATGTCACGAAAGGGAAGAGTCTACACCCCTGCTGAGACAGTACGCGCAGAGAAAGCGTATGAAGAATCAGTAGGGGGTGACCACCCTGTCTTTGAAGGCAACGTGCGTATAGAACTCATGTTTAAAGAGGACTGTACGTTCGTGACCATAGTTCCAGCTGATGAGAACTGGTCAACCAAACTACGTGGTGACATAGATAACTACATCAAGCTTGCGTTGGATGGAATCCAACGCGCAGGAATCATTGCCAATGACAGGCAAGTTGTACAAGTAGACGCGATAAAGGTATAACAATGAGCTTTAAGAACGAAAAATTTGAGCGACGTTTACAAACTATGGGTGACATAGCTGAAAGAAAATTTGAAGAAGTAAGCACAGCTAATTATGTGCGCTTTGGATTAAACAGACCACCTCTCAGAATGTCATCCTTACCCCCACTAATACGATACACACCCGACTATTTAACAAGTGAATGTTTCGTAGAGGTGCAAGGGTTTGGACAAGATCAGACACTCAAGCTTAAACTAGACAAGATGGATGCTTTGCGTAAATGGGCAAAGGAACATCCTGTCAAACTGTTCGTATACGATTCACATAAAGATCGTCATGCGTATATAGAGCTAAGTGATCTGAACAAAATGTGTAAGCAAGCAAAAGTAGACAGCTTTCCTGAAGGGAAAGAGTACTACGCAATACAATCAGAGGTGATCTGGCTTAATGAGCAAGCGGGAAATACTGCGTGATCCAGTAGAATACGCTTGGCTATTTGATTTAACAAACACAAAAGGTCAACCATCTACTGCAATAGAATCAATACAGCAAACAGCTGCACATAAAGAACCTCGCATATCAAAAGAAGAAAGGTTCTTATTACGTGAAGCTGTAATAGAAGCTGTCGAATCTTTAGATGCAGAAGATCTATGGATAGTAAACGCTTTACTATTTGAACGTCTCAGCTTACGACAAGTCGAACGTATATTAGGTACACCTAAAACTACTTTGGCTCGTAAGCGTGACAAAATTCTCGTAGAACTACGAGAGAAACTATTAGAAAACACTTTAGTGAGGGAGTATATAAATGGAGGACAATCCACTTGACAGAATTAGCCCAATTCATTGGGATCATTCTGTCTTATTACACGCAGATAGAATAGACGCATACAGAGAACAAGGTGTCAGACATCCTGCGTACAGAGATGGCGGTTTACTTTTCGCCATGCGATATGAATACGACCAGTTCTGCAAAGACTGGTACCAAGTAGTACTTACGGAAGATGAAGTTAACGAAGCCCAACATGTAAATACCAGTTGGTTTCATGCAATGGCTATCATGGCTTTAGATTATGCAAACTACTTAGGTTACGACTACGAGATGCCAACATGTGAAGCTCTGTATCCCATGATGCGTAAGAAACAAGAAGATTATGGTTATGCAAACCATTCCAGATTCGGGCGTGACGGTCTGATCGTGCGGATGCACGACAAAATAGCACGCTTAGAGAACCTGATGAACACAGCAGTTCTCGGTGAGAATGATGGCATACCCAACTATGAAAGCGTAGTAGATACGCTCTCAGATATTGTTGGGTACTGTCTAATAGGATGCCTGCTTGAAGCAGGAGAATGGGAGTTACCTCTTACAGAGGATCCTCTTCCGATTCTTCCATCACAGCAGTAGCACGCATAATCAGTTCAGAGATGGTAGTGAACACATAGTTATGCAAGGGACTGTTTTCAAAATCCCCTGATAATGCTTCAGCTGAGAAAGCCATAGCGTGTTCAAACGGTAGCACCAGTAGCATCCCAAGATGACTCTCATGCCATACTGCGTGGTTACCGTTATCCATCTCCAAACTGTGCGATGTATCTTTCAGAGTATCGTGGACTTGTGACGCTATATCGTCACCCTCATACGTAAGCCATTCGGCAAACTTCTCATCCACTTCCTCTGAGTTCATTTACTTAACTTTATCCTTAGCGTAAGTCTTAACCACCGACAGAGCCGCAGCTCCACCTGCAACAGCGGCACCCTTAAGGGATGCCATGTCACCTAAAACAAATATAGCTAAGAACGCTTGACCAAAAGTCCAAGCTGCTCTCTCTAGCATGTCTCCAAAATTTTTCATACTGTCCACAAAACCTTCCATGTATCTTTATCTATTATCCTATTTACTTTCATTGCATAATTCGATTTGAAATTCTTAACCGCATCCCCTGTTTTTCTACCGAAGATACCATCAACTTTCAAATTAGCTTTGGTTAAATCGTTTAACCTTTTCTGTGCAAGCTCAACAAGCTCGCCTTTAGATCCTCTCTTAAGTATGCGTGACACTAAGTACGCATTACCTTTATCAATAATATATTTCTGAATAGCAGCCCAATCAATAGCCACATTCACAGGTGCATCACTGTTATCCATGCCACCATGAACCCAGTTGGTTAGAGTTTTGCCAGGGCATGTAGTAGATGAGAAATCTTTATGACATTTAACCCATAGGTGTTCGCCATGTTTTTCGCGTATTGCCCTGACAACGGTAAGAATTGTCTCTTTACCGAGAGCTGTTAGTTCTTTATCTGAATCCCCTACGTATGAAATCGAAATAGTTTTCGAGTTCTGCCCATAAGTAGCGGCACCTTTCTTCCAGCCTCTGCCTTCAAAAACTTCTCCGCTTTCTCCAGATACCAACCAGTTGTAAGCGATTGAATCCCACTTCTTAGTCTTAACATGGTACCTGTCATGTCCTCTCACACGGTCCCACGGCTTATCTGAGGGTCCTGTGGTGTGATGAATGACTATCCCCACTATTTTCCGCTTGAAACTCTTCAGCGGTTTACCAGAATCTAAAGCGCCCCAATCACTTCTGCTTATATACTTCATACCTTAAGGTTACTCTGTCCCTACTGGTCACCTTCAGCTGCTTGCTGCAAACTACGCATATCTCTCATCTCATCCTGCATCTCATAGAATTTAGACCGTATTGTACGTTCCTGTTCCTCTTTGGTGTTGGTTCTCAAACCAAGACCAAAGACAAAAGACATCCAAGTAGACAAAGTTCTCTGCTGATACCTCTCTTCACTCGGAAATAACCTACGCATATCAGAAAAGGTAGGTAACATCTGAGCCATCGCGTGCAAATCATGGTCACGCATCATCCAAATATCATTCTCTTTAGTAGCCAAACCAACAGCCTGCATCATAGGCATAAGCAAAGGAGTCTTATAGAAAACAGTAGGTACCTGCTGGTATCTACCATCAAACGTGTACCCCTTCCACAAATTCTGTTTAGCGTTCCACTCGTAAGGAGCTTTAACAATAGGTGTGAGTTGCGTGCCTAAAGTACCAACCGCAATTCTTGCACGTTCAGCAACAGACAAATCTGTTCTGAACTGCAACATAGGATCAATCATTTCAATCGGAGATTTGAAAGGAAGATCAGGAAGAACAAACATGTTCTCACCCTTGTATTTAAACGGCAGTTG